GTCCAACAATACCCTGTGGACCGGTTGGTCCTACGTCACCTTGAATACCTTGTGGGCCTGTCGGTCCGGCAACGCCTTGAATACCTTGGATGCCTTGTGCACCAGTTGCTCCAGTGGGGCCGGTTGGTCCCACAACAGTTGAATCCGCGCCAGTGGGACCTGTTGGGCCTACATTGCCTTGAACGCCTTGTGGACCCGTTGGCCCGACATTACCTTCAACACCTTGAATACCCTGAATCCCTTGAGGTCCAGTTGGGCCAACATCGCCCTGAATACCTTGTGAACCAGTGGGGCCAACATTGCCTTGGATTCCTTGAGGACCGGTAGGTCCGACAGCACCAGTTGGTCCAGTTGCGCCTTGCGTACCTGTTGGACCAAGTTGCGTGTAGGTTGCCTGAACAGCCGTAAACACAACAGAGGGTACACGAGGGCTTGCGGGGGTTGTTCCTGCCGCAATCGTGTGAAGCGAAACTGTTGTGCTGTTGGTTGACCAAACAAGTTCAACAAAATCATTGGTCGCAAAAGGCATTACAAAATTGACCGTGCCAATTACGTTGCCATCTACACCGCCATGACTTGCGGTGATGCTAAATCGGCTATCCGTATCCGGAATATCACCAGTGCTTCCAGAATCGTTCTTACGCAACCAGACGTTTGCATCGTGGACTTGCGTGTCCGTATTGGTGAATTGAAGCGAAAACGTCAGGCTGTACACGCCTGAATTAGCAAATGTGATTCTGCTACCCGAAACAATGCTGATACCGTTGTTCGCGGTATCTGCGCTGTTCATCGTGATTGAATAGGCTGTGTTTGCCGCCGCTGGTGTTTGTGTTGTCGTATCCCAGAACGAACCCCAGTAAGCCACAGCACCGCCCGCGCCGGGTGCGCCTTGAGGTCCGGTTGCTCCTGTTGGGCCAAGATTACCTTGTGAACCAGTTGGGCCAAGTGCGCCTGTTGGACCGGTAGGTCCGACATCGCCAACATTGCCTTGAGGACCGGTTGGGCCGACAAAACCTTGATCTCCTTGTACGCCCTGAGGTCCTGTTGGTCCGTGATCACCTTGGACGCCTTGCGCCCCTGTGGGTCCGGTTGGGCCGGCAACAGTTGAATCTGCGCCGGTTGCGCCTGTTGGACCGACATTACCCTGAACGCCTTGAGCACCGGTAGGGCCAGTGGGGCCCACAACAGTCGAGTCAGCACCTGTTGGGCCGGTTGCGCCTGTAGGTCCGGCAATTCCCGCAGGGCCTTGTGAGCCGGTTGGACCAACTTCGCCTTGAATACCCTGAACACCCTGAGGTCCTGTTGGGCCGTGGTCGCCTTGCGCTCCTTGTGCGCCGGTTGGTCCAACAACACCTTGAGCACCTGTCGGGCCTACATTGCCCTGAGCACCGGCGGGGCCTGTTGGCCCTTCAACGCCTTGAGAACCTGTAGGGCCAGTGACACCCTGAATGCCTTGCTCGCCTTGAATACCTTGAACACCCTGTGGACCCGTTGGTCCAAAATCTCCTTGAGCACCTTGTGCGCCAGTGGGTCCTGTAGGTCCGACAACAGTACTTGCCGCGCCGGTCGGCCCTGTTACTCCCGTTGCGCCAGTGGGTCCAGTTGGTCCAACAATAGGGCCGTCATCAGCCCAAGTCGTTCCATTCCATGTGTACAAATGCCCATCAGACAAAACAATGTATGAATCCCCGACAACATTTCCTGTTGAAGGTAAATCGCCTACTGTGGCAACAGAACCTTTGAGTGCAATTCCTTGTCCTTGGGCACCTGTTGGGCCAGTAGGCCCTGTAGGACCGCCAAACGGCCCAGTTGGACCAGTTGGCCCAACAATACCCACATCGAGAGAAACATTGATTGTAGGTGTCGGCGTAACAGAGACCGTAATGTCTCCTTGAGATGAAACTTGAGCAGATACGGTTGACATATTCACTCCACAACAATGCCGTCAGAACGGACAATGAACAGCAAGAACATGACAAGATCGTTTTCTGGTGTTGAACCCGATGCCGGTTGAGTGACTTTGATTCGACCACTGAAGCCAACAGGGTCAACAGCGTTGATTTTCAACTCGGGGTCTGAATTGATTAGGTCCCAAGCATTGCTGTCCAACACAAGTGTGAAATAACCTTGTGCCGGTGTAATGTTGGTGACAGTCAAAGGAATCGGCGTAGGCGCAGGCGTGATGTCCGAGATGTCGAATGTCAAACCATAGCGCGTGTCTTTGACGTTGGATAGGTTTCGGCGGATGATCTGGGCATCAATTGTTGCGCCAGTCAAGTCAATCGGAAGTTTTGTTGTCTGGTTTGTAAAGACAACATTCCAAAAGGTCGATTGGTTCCAGACCAATTCGCCCGCGAAAATTTGATTATTGAAACCGCTAACTTGCGTAAGGGTATTCTTATTGAAAATTGCCATGACAATTCCCTGTGCTCAGTTGGAAAGCCGCGTCCTTGCGGGTCATTGGTGTAGTGTCTTGCATTGATTTTAGCCCCCCATGTAAATACAGGCAATCTGTTTTACCTCGGTTGGGCTTGAGAACGTGACAGCCTCTCGGGATTTGGCAACAGTGTAACTATGGAACAAGTCATCAGCCTGCTTCATGCCTTTACCCGGCGTGTCACTCGCCACGATAAAGTCTCCAATATCAATGTCGCCATTTTGACCACACACGTTGATTTTGCCCTCGCCAATGGCATTCACGCCGATGGGCCTGTAGGTTTGATACACCGCATCATATTCAGGCCTCATTACAAAATCATTTTTACAATTTTGCTCACCTTCAATGTAGTAACCAAGTGAGGCGGGAACAAACTCGTTCCCACACACGCCCGTAAACGCGCCGATTGCGCCTTTTTGGTTCGCAGACGTTGTGACGGTCATTTGCGTGATCGAATCGTTCACGCTTGGGGCCGCGAATAAAGCAACGTCAACCATGATGTCGCCGACTTCCGGGATGTTTTCGGTCAACAGTTGAAGGCCATCGTGGCCCGCAGTAAATGGATAGGCCGCGCCGGATGTAATGTAATAGGCATACGAAGTCCCGCCAGTGTAGTACGCAAGTCTAATGTCAGCACTAACAGCCGTTTGTAAGTTGTTTGCGCCCCCAGTTTGAAACGTGCCCGCAGAAATACCGTTGCCTAAATACGCTCCGTTTTTGAAGGTGGAAAATGTTGAGTTTCCCGCACCAGCCGCAATAATTGCGCCAATGGTTGCGTTGGTTGAATTTGTAGAACCCGCACCAATACCGAAGCCGCCGCCTGTATTTGCCGCCAACAATCCGTAGTAATTAACATTGGTTGAAGTAAATGCACCGCCCGCAGAATATCCACCAACACCCGAACCAGTACCCAATCCAAACGTCACATAACTATTAAATGTGCCACTTGTATTGTTTTGCACTTTGTTAACAGACAGCGAGTCAGCAGTGATTGCGCCGCCATCAATGAACGTGGTTGTCGTTCCGCCTGAGCCTTGTGAGTTCGCAAGGTTTGTGAACGTGACGAGGCCGTCCATGTTCTGCCAAGTGAAAACATTGCTGATGGTCTCACTGTATGAACCGCCATAAGTGTTTTCTTGGAACACGACCTGAACAGCCCAATAATGATTATCTGCGGATGTTGCAGAAACCTCGCTTGGGTTGAATGTCGTGCTCCAGCCGCTTGCCGATATGCTCGCCGTCTGTGTCGAGAAGTTGTAAGCAACTTGAGCCGTTGTTGGTGCAGTTGGTGCGGTTGATTGACCAGTGCTGTAGTAGAAATACACTTGCGCATTTCTAGGCCCTGTGTCTCCGGGCGTACCGCTCGAACCTGTCGCACCTGTTGGTCCATTTGTACCTGTAGGGCCTGTAGGACCTGTTGGCGCAATAGGTGTCCAAACAAACACCGCGCTTTTTGCGCTCAATGAGGACTGACTGATGTCGTTGCCAACATTGTAAGCAAAATAGTATGTGCCCGCGCCCAACACTTGATTGGCAAACGTGTAGTACGTGTTGTTGGCAACGGGCTGAGAGTTCGCGCTGTCTGCGCTTGCCAACAGTTTCCAGTCTGACGCAGATGGCGTTGCGTTTGTTGTGTAGTAAAGATTTCCCCAAGTGACGCGGCCCGTGACAGGGATGTACACCTGAACATCGAAATGAGGTACAGCAACAGACGGAAAGCCCGTGACGGTCGGTGCTGACAACGCTGAGAAATATCCGGGAGACGCTAGACCGCTGTTCGGCGCAGGGGTGAATTGAGTGATGTCCTGATTGTCATAGACCTGTGCGTTGTACTCATTCAATTCCAGACGCGCACCCAATGTCCCGTTGGGCATTGCAACCTCATTGACTTTCATCACGCGGAACAGTTTGTCTGTCCAGCCATAATCTGCATTGGTCACGGAAATAACATTGCCTGCATCGACTTGGATGCCGTAAAACGTTGTATTGAACGAGACAATCAGGTCCTCACGCGCTTGCTCCAGAATCCTGTTGGCAAGGTAATGCGTTTGAACAGAATCGTTCACAAGGTCAAACGAGATGCTGTACTTGTTCACCGGCTCATTAGGGTACAACAATCCCGTTGGGGTCTTGATGTTCACGTAGTCGGGCTGATCTCGGTTTCCCTTGAACGGGAATTTAGCCTCAATCTGGTTGATTGAACTGGTGATGTCGGTTGCGCTGACACGGATGTCGCCAACGATGTTGTTGTCGTTGAATGCGTAAGAGGTTGACTCTGCTTTGTTGATGACGATAGACCACTTGCCAGACACGGCCTGATACGCCATCCAACTGTCAGAGGCTGTCAGGATTTTGTCCACGTTGCTAAGGACCGTCTCGCCAGAGTTCAACACGCCGTTGATGCGGTATCGGCGTTGTGTCGCAGGATTGCCACTGCTGTCAGTGAACGTGATCAATTCATCCGAGTAGGTGTTCAACGTATCTCGGGTTGCCGTGTCCACATAAGCCGCGTCAATAGCCCCGCCATAGTACGGGTTGGTCATGTAGTCATACCAAACGTCACCGGGACGTGCTCGGTCATAGCCCTTGAGGTATTGGCTGACGTAGAACGTGATTGGCTGTAGGCTTGTTGTTTGTGCTTCCCGGCTGTAAGTGAGTTTGACGATTGCGAATGCCAATCCGTTCATTTGACGATTGCTTGTGGCCCAACGTTGTGCCACGGCGATGTCTGCGCCGCCCATCAGGGTGCTAGGCGCGACAGCAGAATTGATCGGCGTGATCACACCTGCTGAGTTGGACTTGTACAAGTTGATGTACAGATTGCCGCTGATGGTCGTGTCAGGGTTTCCGGCCTCGTCGGTCAACACAGTCACTTTGGTCAGGTCGGTTGAATCGAAGGTAATGTGACGATCACCGTAGTACATGTCGGACGTGTTAAACGTGAATGTGCTTGTTGCGTCTTCGCTCAGACTGCTCACGACCAAGACGTAATACATCTGCTTTTGATCGATTGTCAGGACCGCGTCCACAAACGTGCCGCCCAAGTACGCGTCACCATAGACCATTGGGATGCCGTTGGTTGTGCTTGGGGGGATTTGCTGTCTCACGCCGTTGTCGGTTTGTGATGGTGGCTCACTTCCGAACACTCGGTTCACAACAAACGACAGGGCATAGGAAACAACGAAATTGGCTGAGAATGCCGCGACAGCCGCAGTCATCCCCAGTGTTTCAATTCCAAAAGCAATCAACGTGCTGACCATTTTTATTCCTTTGCGAAACTAGCACCGACAGGCGTGTAGCCTCTTGTCGTGTAATCAATCAGGGGGCCTTTCGCGGACACGGATGTGTACACGACATTGACGGTCCCTTCTTTCAACATTTCTGTTGCGGTTTTATCAAAAGCCTTCCACAGCCTCCCGCCAATAGTCCCGTTGCGATGCTCTGGCTCAACCCACCAAAGCAACTCATGCAACTCCTTGACAGACGGTGCCCAGATGTTGGATTGCTTCAAAGCAATCAAAGCACCGGTCATGTTGTTGTCAATGTAGATGAAGCCGCGCCCTTGAATGATCGAGAACAACAGTTGCTCAACGTGCTGAGGGAAATGGTTGTTTGGTTTACTCAGGGCGTGAATAGGATTTTCAAACGAGTAAGCCTCCACGATCTCCAACAATCGAGGGATGTCGTATCTTGAAGCCAGACGAATCATGGAGCATCGCCGCCGGATGTTGTCGAAGCATCGCTGATGGCGTTTCCATTGCCACCCGCGCTTTGTGTCTGCGTTTTTGGGGCCGCGCCAAAGTCAAAAAACTGGTTTGAGATTTCCTGAACGCGGTCCATCGATGTGTCCCCGCTGTGGAAAAACTGCCAACTGCTTGTATTGGTTTTGATGCCCGAAATTCTGTTCTCAAGAATGCGGCGCATTGAACTGCAAGAGATTGAACAGGTCGCAACACGAATGCGGGCCTCGGTGTTGAAGTCCTCAGTGATGGCAACGTTGTTGATGATGCCTTGATACCGCTTGAAAAACTGTTGTGTTGGGGTCGTAATGATCTGATTGTTGGCATCGAGAAACCCGCGCCATACCTCTACCAGAGAACCCTTGATGTCACTGCTCAAAATCAACGCAATGCTTGCGGTGTCAATCCCGGTCAACTGAATTGCCATGTCATCGGACGTTGCCTTGATGTCGCGCTGTACATCGCCAACACTAAGCAATGCTCCCAGATTAGCAAAGGTTGTCCCGTTGACGGTCACTGGGCCAGCCGCATTACAAAACGTGTAGACGTTTGTGACGGGCTGACCAATGGACAGTTTCACAAATTCAGCGTGACGGATTGACGCTGAGTTGACCGCGTTGATTGTTGTCATGTGATGTATTCTCTAAAAACAAATGGTTGGTCCCAACGGACAAAAGCACCGTCAGCCATTGGGTTCAAAGTATATGTTGGGCAAGCCTCTGCCACCACGGTGAACGTACAAGCATTGCCCAAATAAACAGTCGTGCCAGCGGATGGCGTACCGATGATTGGGCGATGAATGTAGACCGTTGAACCGGCTGAATCGGCTGTCACTTTGTAGGTGTAGCCGTTGATCATGATGAAGTCACCGGCCTTGAACGTGCCGTTAGATGTCAGGGACAAGGTCTGCGAATTGGAAGCGGGTGTTGCCGCCAATGTTGCCGCTGTTGCCGTGCCCTGCATCTTTGTGAACCAAGACAAGTTTGCGCTGTTGAAAATAATCGTCTCGGGATTCTGACGGTCAGCGTTGTCGATGGACTGGATGATGTCGCGCACTTGCGGGTAGTACAGGTACTCATGAGGCTGAACGGTGAACACCCAAGGCACTGCCGTGAGATACTGGGCCACGGTGATGTAGCCTGAACGTGCGACCTGTTGACCAACAGTACGGCGATTGTTCACCGTCATGTTCTGTTGGATTTCAAAAATGGTTTGGAACCCCGACATTAAGACCTCCCACGACCGATTGCCAACGACTTGTTGGCGTATTGATTTGCCGCCCAAATTGCGTTGGGACTATTCATCAGCCGTTCCTCGAAACTCTTTGTGTCGATTGCGTTGATGTTGACGTTGGTGACGTTTGTGCCGCCACCCATAGAACCCGCAAGGGCGTGATTTGGAATGATTGAACCGGAACGATTGGGCACGAACAACTCTGGGCCTTGTTCGCCCACAATGTACGGCGCGTTGCTCGACACATCGCCACCAGAGGCTTTGAATTTCAAACCAAGGCCGCTTGAGCCGCTAGACAGCGAATAATCCGCGCCCACCATAGAACCTCCCGAGCCAAACGAGAAAATGCTACTCAGGCCACGGAACATTCCCAACACAGAGGCTTTCAACTGAATGGCGATCAAGTCCGAGATGATGCTACGTGCAAGGTCCTTGAAACTCAATTTGCCGGTCTTCACGAAGTTGTCGATTGCCGAGTTCATGTTGTTTGTGAACGCGCTGAACGTGTCACGGCCCGCATTAGCCGCGTTTGTCGCGCTGTCCATGAAACTGTTGTAAGCCTGCGTCCAACCAAACTCAAACGTGCGCTGTGTGTCAATGGTCTGCTGTTTCAAGCGGATTGTTTCCTCACCCGCTTCACGGATGGTCTGCACCATAGCCTCGATGACGTTTTGATTTGTCTCGCCTTTGCTCATTGCTTCACGGCGATAGTCGGCAATTTTGGCCTCAAGGTCGAACCGCTCCATTGCCAAATTTGCCTGACGCTCATCGAGCATCAACTGGCTGTTCGAGAATTCCAGTCGCTTGTTGTCTAAATCGGTGAGCCTTGCGGTTTCTTTCACTTGATTGGACAAGGCCACACGCGCACGGATTCGCGCGTCCTCGGCATCGCGTAATTGCTCCGGCGTTTCCTGTTCGTAGTCTGCGCCAGTGTTGCCCAGTGATCGCAAATAGTTCTGTTCGTTCTCAAACATTTTTTGTTTGAGTTCATACAACTTTTTGGCCCTGAGCAACTGCTCACGGTCATAGGCTTCCTCGACAACACGGATTTTTTCCGCTTGCGCCAAGGCTTTGGTCTGCGCGATGAGGTCCTTGCTTGCGTCATCGCCCATTGAACGAAGTTCATTTGCCAGTTTCTGGTCGATCTGCAAGAGTTTTTCTCTCATTGCGAGTTCAGACAAGGCCAACTGATTGTGTAATTCGTCCTGATTCAAAAAGTCCGCTTGAATCTTGGCGCGTTGCATTTCCAGTTTGGTCAACTCGCGGGTCAACTCAACCTGACTGCGCTTGTTCAGAGCCTCTTTGGTGCTTGTTGTCTCTGTGCTTCCCGCACCGCCCGCGCCAGAGCCTTCACTACTCGCACCAGACGTTGCCTTAGCCGCATCAGACGAGCCGCCCGCGAAAAACACGATTGCCGCCGCGCCAGCCGCCAACAGTTTGATGGCGAGGCCAATTGGACTTCCGGTTCCGGCAACAAGGTTGAACAAAGCACCCGCCGCCTGAGCCGCCATGATGGCCTTGCTCAGTTCGTAGAACGCCAAAGCGATCTTCATGATGCCGAACGCGATACCGCCCGCCGCCAATGCTTGCAAAATCTTGAGGTACGTTTCAACCTTCGTGACTTCACCACCGGCGAATGGGGCCATCAACTGCGCAAAAGCAATTTGAAGGTTCTCGAAGTTCTTTCTCAGGCGATCACTGATCTGCCCAACGGCCTTGATGCCCTCAGCATACTTGTCGAAGCGGTCTGTGCCTTCCTCAAGGACTGCGGAGACCTCCTTAATGTCCAACTGAATGCCGGCCTTGCCAAAAAACTCTTTCACCAGTTTGGCTTTTTCGGCTTTGCTTGCAATGTTGTCGAAACCCTGAGCCACGCGCAGAATCATGTCATACGGGTCTGCGGCCTTGATTTCCTTGAACGAGATGCCGAGTTTTTCAAACTGCGCCACAGCCTTGTCATTGCCCTGTTGAGCATCGTCAATCTTGGCAAACAGGGTCGACATCATCTTGCTTGCGCTTGCCGCATCAGCACCCGCGCCCATCAGGGCATCCCGGAACGCCAATGTTTGAGACACAGTGATGCCAAAGCCTTCAGCAAGGTCTTTCACCTCGCCAGACAACTGAATCGTTTGCTGAATCAAGGCCCCGATACCAACGGACCCAATAGCACCGCCAAACTCTTTCCACATCTCAGCGGCTTTTTTGAAGCCGCTTCCGAGGTTGTTAAACGCTGTTTGTAGGTCCTTGGCTTGTCGTTTGGCTTTCTCAGTGGCTTGGTCCCACTCAACCGTGACGAGGCCAAGTTTGACCGATAGTGAACCAATGGTTGACATTATTTCCCTCCAGCCGCAATGCGGCGATTTTTGGCGCGTGCCACTTCCTCAATGATGATTGCAAGCCTGCTTTCGAGGATACTTGTCACCAATGACGCGTTGTTTTCGAGACTCATTCGCATGAACGGGTGTCTTGGAACCCGGGCATTTCCAAACTCTTGGGACACCGCCACAGGCTTTTTGTTTCGATAGACATGCTGAAACTTGCCGCGCTTATTGAGGGTGAAATGGTCTTTGGTGTCGTCCCGGATAGGGCTGACAGACACTCGGGCCATGTATTCCTCACCATCGTAATATTTGCTTGTTTTGTCGCGCCTCATTGGGCGGTGCACTTTGAGGTAAATGTGCTGTTCCAACTGCCCAGTGTCTTCCGGGGCCGCCGCTTTAGCCGCCTTCAACACGGGGTCCATCGCACGGGTCAAAGCATCCCGCCACAAGCGGTCAGTCTTTTGTTTTCCGATTTCCTCCTTGAGTTCATTCATCTTGGCGAACAACTCAGGGAAACCTTCAACTGTGTAACTTTGAATCACCGCCATTGAATTTCTCCATGCTGAAACCGGGTGCTTGTGACATGAAACCGAACAAACCGTCTTGAACCTTGCTTTGCTCAAGGTCTGGGTTCTGCTCGTATTCTACGACCCAAGGGAAAATCTGTGTGGGTTTGTAGGGCGGTGAATCGGGTTTTCTCATGTAGTTGAAAACCGCCGTTGTCAGGGGCGTAAGGGCCTCAAAGACCCCTTTGCCTCCGACAACCCCGTCAGCGTACATAACGCAGATCATTGAGAACGTTTCCTCATCGATCTGGTCCACGGACTCAACCGTGTGACCTTGGAAAATCATTGCGGCCCGGACTTGCTCCCGCAACGATCGTCTCAGTTTTTTTTTGCGTCTTTGTAGTTCGGCCGAATGGCTGAATCGATTTTCTCGATGATCTCTTTAATCACTGCCTCGGGGAATTCCTCAGCAATCTCATCGTAGGACTCGTTGATCGGTTCGCCTGTGGCTGACTGCAACAACCCAAAATATCGTTGCACCTGCGTGTGCCAGATTGCAGTTAAATGCGCAACCTGACGGATGGAGTTGCCCTCGACAATGACATCGTTGTCCAAAACCTTGATTTTCTCGGACTCGGAATTCAAGGCCGCCAAAAAGCCCTCGTCAGCATCAGCCAACGTTTTCTTCAGGGGTGCGGACAATTCCTCATAAATGCCGTCCACGACCTCTTGCGCCGGACTGGAGATTTCAGCGGTCATCTCCTCAAGTTCGCGCTTCACCGGGATGCGGACTTTGAGGTCGAACGGCGTGTCATTGATCGTGATTTTGATTGTCTTGAAACGAGCCGCACTGCGGATTGACTCGTAATCCTGACCTAGTTTTTTTGCAAAACTCATAGTGCCCCCGGTTTGATCATGCGGTTGAAAATCGAGTTGTTCAGTCGATTGACATAGTCCACGATCTCGTCAGGGGTGAATTTGTCGGCGTGTCGGGCCGCAATCTGATGCACAAGGCTGATGCCCGTCATCTTCTGTTGCAGAAACCCAAACCATTGCTTGTTGCCTTTTTCGGCCTCAGCAACAACGTAAGCGAGGA